AGAATTAAGAATGTCATCGTATTGTTGTTTAAAGTTTGAGCTTGCTAAATATCCTTGTATGTTATCTGGATTTGCTACTTTGTTAAAATCTTCTTTAAATGCAGTTCTTAATGAAAAAGCAATTTGTGAGGGATCTCTCATCTTAGTTGTCGCTAATGATCTAGTTAACACTCTCATAAGCCCTTGATATTCACTTGGAGTTATTTGGTCACCAATAGTTCTTATTTTATTTATTACATCAATTAAGGTGTCATCAAAGCCTGAATCTTTCATTCTTTGTGCTGTAAATTCAGGTACACCAGAATCAGGAACGGTCTTACCTAAAAATTGGTCAGGTAATGTTGATTCCATTCTTTTCATAAAATCTTCAGCAACTTTCTTCACACTCTGTGTAGGAATAAATCTTGGGTTATTCATTGTATCAATAATGTTATCTAAAGTTTTAAACTGTGTTTGTATTGTTTTGTTAAAGTCTAGAAAGTTTCTTTGCATAGCTGGTAAGAATTGATATTGAAGCATACCAACTTGTTCTAAAGGAGCTTTAGTAACCACCTCATCTAAGAATCTACTAAACAATTGTTTTTCTACTGCAGCTCTTTGTTTTTTTGCAAATATGTTTGCAAAAGGAAACACTCCAAATGTCTTTTCAAAACCTGCAACAATTTTACCACCAAATTTTTCTGCTTGAGCAACTGTAGATGCACTTAATTGAATGTTTCTCTTTGCTGCGGCTTCTGTAAGTTCTTTAGATTCTTTACCCAAACCTAAAATACCTTTCATACCCCTTAGTGTATGAGCTAGTATTGGGCCTAAAGAAGATCCAGCTAAGTTAAAGAACAATGCATTACGCATAGCCTCTGCAGAATGTACTAATACTTGTTGTGCATAAGGTAATTTTTTTATGTCATTATTAGATACATCACCTAGATCATTGTTTGCTGCTGTTTGAAAATCTGTTGCAACATTAGCCATATCATATAAAACAGAACCTGCACCTGCTCCAACTGAACCTGCAAGCTGTGCTTTTACTTCTGTTGTAATTAATTGTGTAGGTGCTGCACCAACAGTTCTAAATCCATCTACGAACTTACCTAAAGCTCTTGCAGTCTTACCTAAAATTTTTACATTTCTAATAACTGGTAATCTTTGTAATGCTTTTTCATATTTATCAAAGTTTGTTGCTGCGGCTCTTAACTTATCCGCACCATATCCTGCCGAAGGATCTCTAGCAAATGCACTAACAATTTTAGGCATATCTTTAATGTATACTGCACCACTACCAACTACATCTCCAGCCAACTCTAAGTCTGATCTTTCTACACCTTCACCCGTAAATGGAAATATACCTTTAGTAGCTGTTTTAAAAGGATCTGCTTTCTTTTCTTTTTCTTTAGCAATCAATGCTGCACCAATGCTTCTTTCTTTTTCTACTTCAGCTACAGAATTATACCCTTTTAATTGACCTGATTGAAATGCTAAATCAACAGCAGCTCGTTGATCATCATTAAGTTTTGATGGGTCAAATGTTTTATCATCTAACCTTTTTTGCAGTTCCTGTATTGTAGCCATTATTCAATTGTCCCCAATATCTGTTCTTGGTTTTGTGCAATATTTGCTTGTAGATTTTGGTTTGCTCTTTGAGCATAAATACTTCTAATATAAGGCATTTGAGTGAAACTTAATAAGAAGTCTTCGCTACCACCAGCCTCAATATAGTTTTTAGACAATCTTAAAAATTGTGCTTCTAAGTCTTTAGCAAGATTTTTGTAAGATGATCTAACTTCTTTCTCACCAGTAAATAGACCCAAGATTCTTGTTGCTTGTTCTGCATCTTGTACGTCTGCTCTTGTTAATCTGTCTTCTGATTTGTTAGCATTCGCAAGAATATATTTCATTCTAACTTCAATTAATCTTGCTCTTGTAATATTATCAAGTTCTTCGTCAGTAACATCGATCCCGTCGGTAATTGATCTTATTTCTTTTTTATATTGATTAACTAACTCTTGTGTTTCTTCTCTTTCTGCTTCTGTGCTAGCAACAATATTACCTGCATCATCTAACTTATCTGCTGTTATTAAATCAATTATCTCTGCATCCGCATTAGAACTTGCTGATCCAATATCACCTGTAAAAAATTCACCAACATCTCCTATAGCACCTAATGCTTTTTCAAGTCCTAACTTAGCTCTTGCAGTTAAACCAAATGCTTCTTTAGGCAATGAATCAATAATTTGTGTAAATTTATATCCTTGTTCAATACTAGATAATTGTTTTCTCATTTTATCTAATCTAGCTGGTGAAACTTTTACAGGTGTATATTCAGTGTACTTCATTGGTACAGCCATAGTGCCTGACCCATCAGGTGTAGGTACAAACATTATATCTAAACCTGTTTTCTTATCAGTTCCAATTTGCACAGTTCTTGCACCAAAAGGAAGATTAGGATCTCTAACAACAACAGTTCTTCTTTCTTTATCAGCAGCAATTCCTAATGTTCCTTGTTTTTCTTTTGCTTTTAAAAATGCAACTGCTAAATCTTTTCGTCTATCTTGTTCTTTAGAGAATAAAGCTAGAGCTGTATCAGCTACACCTGAACCTGCCTGACCTGCAACATCTAAAAATCCTCTAACACCAGATTGTGCTGTCTTACCTGACATCAATCCTGTTGCAAATTTGAATAAAAGTAAATTACTTGTTTGATCGTTGCCACCTGTAAGGTTTGTAATTCTATCGTAGAATGCATTAAATTCATCAGCTTCTTTACTGTTAGCAAATTTCTTTTTAATTTTACCACCAGCATCTGCTTCTTTTTGTTGTTTATCAGCTAAGAATGCAATTTCACCTTCACTTAAATCTGTTTCTTTATTTACTTTAGGTAGAGCTCCTTCATTCGTAATATTAGCTCCTCCTGTAATTGTGTTATCAAATCTAAACACATCAGATATTTGATCTATTGTAGCTGTAGGAGTTGTACCTGCTTCTTGTTCTGCTTTGTAAGCTTCATCTAATTTCTTCTGAGCAATTTTTTTGTAATCTTCAGATCCAATTACGACTTCTTTACCATCAATAACTGTTACTTTACCAATGTTTGCTTTGTCTGATTTAACCGCATCTAATACATCTTTAACTTTAAATGTTACCGGTTCTCCTAAAACTTGTTCTTCTGCAGGAGATTTATCACCTAAAACAATACCTGTACCAATTCCACCCAAACCTACTGCAGTTGTTCCTTTTGGAATTCTTCTAGAAAATTCTTTACCTGTTGCCTGCATTGCAGAAGACGCTGCAGGAAATTTAGATTTTAAAGTTCTTTGTCCACCTGCAAGTCTTAAACCTCTTGAAGCTAAAGGTGTACCAAGGGCTAAACTACCAATGCCCATAGCTATTTGTCCTAGGTCTCCTTCTTTTGTACCTTGCATGATGTCTCCAACACCTTCACCACCAAGTAAAAGACCCGTTCCTAATTCAGCACTTCCTGTTGCTCCTGGAAATCTTTTTGCTCCTTTAGCCATCAATCCTTGAAGACCTGTACCTGAAGTTCCTTTTCCTAACCCTGTGCCTGTAGTACCTAATGCTCTTTGGTATCCCATAGGCATACCTTGGGCTGCTCTCGCCGCTCTTATTCCTCTAAGAGTACGATAGCCCATCATACCTGCACGACCTATATTACCTAAAGTTGCTAATGCGGCTGGAATTCCAAACATTATTGGCATTACTTAGAACCTCCTGTTTGCCATATTGTAAGCAGCGTACGCACCAATTCCTGTTCCTGCGGCCTGAGCAATTGGATTAGTTCCTGGTGCCGTGGTTGCTGTTACGGCTGATTGTGATGTTGGTAAATTAGTCATAATACCTTTTAAGAATTCTAATCTTTGATAAGGTTCATATGATCTAGCTAATTGAGTTTGCCTTTGTGCGTCTAAAGCTTGTTGGCCTAATGCTCTTTGCACACCACCTGCTTGTAATAAACTTGCAATGTCAGCTTGTTGCATTGCTTGTTGCTGACCTCCTAATGCTCCAAGCATTTGACCTGCTTGCATTCCAGCACCCGTTTGAAATTGTTGTTGAGCTTGTGCTGCTCCTAAAGCCTGACCAAAACCTTGTTGTAAAGCTTGGCCAATGTTTGCTTGTGTTGCTCTTTGTAGTTCTGCTCTTTGAATACCTTCTCTTGCTCCACCAAACGCACCTGCGCCAACAGCTTGAGCTGACAATTGATTTTGTGCCATTTGACCTTGTCTAGCAATTTCGTCAGTTACATAAGATTGGAAAGGGTTTAAAAATTGACTTATGTTAGGAGCCCCTGCTGCAATTTGTTGTGCACCAAGTACGGATCCAATTCCAGCTGCTGTGGTTGGAGCACCGATACCTGTTGTACCCGCTTGTGTAAATCCCGCTTGTTCTAAACCACTTGGGCCTGCAACTTGAAACGCAGGTATACCTACAGGTTTTTCTGCAAGTTTAGCAGCTTGATCGTAGAGTGCGAGTTTTCGGCTTTCTACTTCTGGTGCTTCTCTAGCTATTGATACTTGTGTTCCTGAAGTGGAGCCACCTCCGCCGCCACCTCCGCCACCGAAGATGAAACTCATATTACATTAACTCCTTTGTATATAAATATCTTTTTACTTTCCATTGCTTACCTTCTAAAAACTTTTGCCATCCAGGTCTTGCATGCACCGCTATTCTTTTGCAATCGTTTTGTATTGCAACATTCTCTATAGTTTCTGCAGCCTCGTCCTGCCATAGCTCTCTTTTTTCTCCTTTTAATAAAATGACTTCACATTGTTTAAAATTTGGTAACTCCACTACTCTTGTAACAAAGACACCAAATACTTTGTACTTTATGCCGTCATCGGAACCAAACATTATAAATAATTGAAAGGCTCCTTTTTTTAATCCTTCATGAAGATCTGTAATATCCATGGGGTCACCATCGTATTTCAAACCTTCTCTCAACATAAACTCAACAAGATTCCAATACTCATCAAGTTTTTTTGGTTCGATGTATAATACACCGACCTCCTTTTTAATTCTTTTCTTTTCTGGCCGCATCTAACAAATCAAATATTCGTTTAAATTTAGCTTGCTGACCATAAAAGAAAGCAGCTCCTTTTTTTCTCATATCTTTGTAACTACTAGGGTTTGCACCCTCCATAATTCCTGCACCTAAAATAGCATCAGCTCTTGAAACAAACTCACCATCAGCTAGTTGAGCTAGCATTGTGTCTTCGTCTTTATCTCCATTGCCTGAACCATCTTCTACATAACCTTCTGCTCTCACGTAATTATTGTAATCTTTTTCGTCATGATCTGACTTAGATGGTAAATAATTTATACCACCTGTATTAAATTTTTTAATTTCAGCTATACCACCTTCACTAAAAGTGTATAATGAATTACCTTGTTGATATGAGTAAGGTGATATACCAGCCGCCTCGCCTTCATAATCATAGGTATCTAAAATATTTGCTAATTGTTCATCAGCTTCTTTTTTTGCTTTTTTGTAATCTTCTGGTCGTGTGCCAGGAGGCATTTCTGGTTTTTCATCTTCACCTAATAAACTCGAAGCAGCAAGAGTTAAACCTAATTTTTCTCCTGTGCCTAATCCCATAAAGCCTGAACCTTCTTTTATCATCTCACCTGTTTTAGGATTAAATACATCTTTTTCTCCAATTAATCTCTGGATACCACTATACATATTTTGTGGAACTGCTCTTACTTGTGAACCAATAGTCGTCGCCTGGCCTGGAAGCGTGGTGCCTGCTCCTTGGATAAAGTTTCCTGTCATACCAGGTAATGATGTTTGACCAAAAGCCTGCATACCAGGTACTCCTGCCATACCACCTAACTGACCTATACCACCTGCTAAAGCGGCATCTCTTAATGCTCTTTTTGTAGATTTACCTCTTAGTTTTTGTATACCAAAGGTTGCGAGTGCTATTGTTACTGGATCCATAATAATAATTTTAACTAGTTATTATGGTATTTTATCTTACTTATTAGCTTTCTTCAATATCAGTCAACTTTATAAAACTCATCCTTGACTTTGCCCGAGTACTTGTATTCACCAATATGGCTTATTTCCTCATCACATAAAGCATGAATTTTACCTCCTATTGATGTCCATAACTTGCAAAAATAGAAGTCTTCACCCATGTAAGTTTTGTTTGTTGGACTCCAATAAGTATCAAAAAAGTTATAGTAATTAGGTCTATCCATAAGTTCTCCATTTACTAAAGTCTTTTGACTTATAACAAGTTCCTTGTAATGTTCTTTTAATTTGTCAAATGCTGACCTTTTAATCATCATCATACCTGTCGGGCCTTTATTTACTTCTATAAAACCATCTTGAGGTCTTATGTCATTTGTGTCTGGTATTTCTATAGGAAATAAATGACCCATGCTGTGAATACTGTCATCAGGTCTTGTTTCAAAATCTTTTCTAAATTTAGCATCTGTCTTTTGTTTCATTGGATAAGGTATTAGAGATACTTCATGAGATGATTTAAACAATCTATATACCGATCTTGTACTGAACTCAATATCAGAATCTATAAATAACATTTGATCTGCATCGGAATTCATAAATTCAGAAGCACATAAGTTTCTACCTTGTGTAACTAACGAGGATTTCATCAATTGAAATGTAATTTTTGTTTTATTTAATATACATTCTTTTTGTAAATCCAAACACGCTTTCATATAATGTATTGAAACATCAGAATGCACAGGAGTGCACACCATTAAGTGATTTTTATTTATTTCTTTGGACATGAATAACCCCTTTTAAAAAACCTTCCCAATTTCTTGCAATATTACGCCAATCATAAAATCTTTTGTAATACTGTTGTTGAAATCTAAATACATTAGGTATATCGTTTTGTAAAATCTTTTTTGCTTCAACACAACATTCAGCTACTTGATGAGCTAACTTTGCTTTGTTTTGTGTAAAAGGAATATAAATTGGAAACTCCGCACATGTTTCAAACAATGCACCGAGATCCGTGGTTATTAATAACTGACCCGCTGCTAGTGATTCCATTGCAGATATGCAAAATGTTTCTTCCCAAATACTAGGAAAACAATTAACATCATAATCTTTTAATTTGCCCATTAAAGTTTTATGATCACAAAAACCCATATAGTTTACATTAGGTAAATCTTTTGCTTTTTGATAAAGGTCTAAATACTCTTTATCATTATGGTTATGAAACTGTTTACCATAAATTATTGTGCTTGAATAAACATCTAAAGTAATATCTGGATCTCGATCTTTTAATGACTCCATTGCTGTTAAAGCCACTTCCAGACCTCTCCATGGTGTTGAGATGTAACACATTTTTAATTTTTTCTTTGGAGTAAAATCTGTTTTTAATTTTAATTCTTCATAATCAATTCCATTTTTAATAATAGTACATTTATCTTCAGGTATTTTAAAAAACATACGGTATTTTTCGTAACTCCAATGACTATTAAAAACATACCAATCATACTTAGAATGATTTTCTTTATTTTGAAACCAAGGTGCCACGTTGGGTTGATCATAAGAATTTTTTAACCAAAGTATATTTGCTCTTACAGGATCTAAAGGCTCTTTTTCTGGTATAGATGTAGTAATTTGTACAGAATCAAGTATACCTTGATTCACATATTTTTTTAAATAAGCTAATTGTAATTCAGTTCCACCTGCTGGTTGCATTATGATTTGGTTTTACCAAATACTTCAAGAGATGCAACTGTTATTTTTTGGTTAATTTGAAGATCATCAGCAACAGTATCAGTATTGGGATCAGCAACATCAGAATCAAAATGAGCTTTGCTATCATATTTTTTGCCTGTTCTTTTGTTTAGAACCTCTTCTTCAGCTTTAGCTGGAACTACCGGTACTTCTTCTCCATTAATTGTGACTGTTTTTTTTGTCATTGTTTTCGTCCTTGTCGGTTGTATTTCTTATAACATCTTTTTTCATTTTTGTTAAGTCTCTTCTTGTGACGACGTGGTCGCTTACGAGGTTTTGGTCTTGGTGTAAAATTTACAAATTTACGTTTAGCCATTTTCCTGTGATCTATCTATCAATGCATAAGTGATAGCACCTTGAATTTTATTACTTCCTGAAGCTGCTGTAACTGTAACCGCATCGCCTGCTTCAAGATTTAAAGTTTGGGGTGTAGCATTTACTTGTGTTTTTGCTGGAACATCATCTCTAAAAAACTCATACTCAGCACTTGAATCAGAAGAGTCTACTAAATTCATGTTTACCAGAATAGCTGATGACGCATCGTTGTTAGCAACATAAATACTTTTTACGATTATTGTTGCATTTGCTGGACATGTTAAAACTGTAGTTTTACCTGTTCCTGATTGTTTATATCCTTGATTTTTATATTGTATGGTCATGATAAAAAATAATTAAAAGTTTCACTTTCGTTTTTTTGATCTTGTTGATATGAAGTATTTAATTGATTTTGTAAAGTTTCTAAAGCCAAATTAATTTGTCTAAAAGAATCAGTATTAAATTCTTTTGGGGGCTCAGGTAAAAATACTTGTACTTTAGCCATTATCTTCTACCATCAGGTTGTATGTCAAATCTAAATTGACCAAACCTCCAACTTTCATTTACACTATCATTTTCTATTTTAACAGCAGCTAATCTAGCTCTTGCTCTTGTGTCTACTTTATCTGTAGTTGATGTAACTGTAAAGGGGCCGAGAGGTGAACCTTGTTGTGTGTTTGCAGGATAGTCTCTTAATTCTAAAGTTATTTTAGCATTACCATTTAAATATTTAAAGTCAGGTATAAATCTTCTTACTTTAATAAAATATTCACCATCACCTTGGGCGTCTAAATCAAAATCACCAGATTTTATAAATGCAGAAATAGCATTTATTGTGCCATCCGCTAAAACTTCATTTGTTCCCTTTTCATGTTCAAAAACTCTTGAAGCACCATTTGATACTCCTTGAACTGTAGGTGTGTTTGGAGCTAGATTAGCTGTAAATTCAGTCGCTATAGGATCTGCAAATATACGGCTATCCTCATATGTTGTTCTTGCTAACGTTCCTGTAGTCCAAGTTTGTTCAAAATAATTATAAGTGACTACTCGATCTACAGCGTTGGAACTCGCGCTAGCATAAAACCATGATATCTCAGAAAATAAACTATTGTGAGATCCACAGGTTATTTCAGCACCGTTTGCAAAATTTAAACCTGGAGTATTATTGTTTGTTTGAAATACAAAATCTTCTACAAGCGAGCCTAATGATTTAACCGTCCCGTCAAAAACAAAAAACCCACCTGAATCTGACATCCAATAAACTGCACCATTGGCATAAACAATAGCGTGCTGGCCTAAACACCCACAGTTTGATCCAACTTGTCTAATACTAAATGTAAATGGTGGACCCACAAACTGCATTAAATACGCTGAGGTATCAGTTAAGATAAGAACATAATCTTTTGCTTTTGCAGCTCCTACTATTTTTGTCCCACTATCAATTCTAAAAGAACCCGCTGTGTTTGTTGATGTGGCCGTATAATCAGTCAAAGATTCTTGGTCTGAAAATCTAATAAACATTTTATCTTGTGTAGTAGGTGATCCAATCGTTGTTTCTGTTCCAAGTATAATAAGGTGCCTATCTCTATCAGAAACCATTGTCATAACAGATTTGGTAGGAGCACCAGATACTAAGGCTGCTCGAGTAGCAAAACCACCGTTAGGATCCCAAGAAAAAGTTGCACCATTTTTTATTGTTGCAATTAAAACTTCACCAAAATTATCAAGTGACCATGACCCTGGATCAAGCACTACATTTGATGTAGACCTTGCAGTTCCCCATGTAGAAGCATTCCACAAACCTGTACCCCAACCGTATCCAAAAGATTGTTGTAGTGGACCTATTTGATAATAAGCTTTTAAATCAAGTGTTCCATTATTGGTGGTGCCTGATCCTGTTTCTGCTGAAGGCATTGTTATTGTAAAAGTAGAAGTCGTTGGAGCTAATTGCACTTCAAATAATACGTCGTTAAAATCAGCTGCAACATATCCTGTTTGTGAAGCGTTAAAAGATCCGGCGTTTTCAAATGTAACAATATCACCTGGTTCGAGGCCGTGGCCCGAGGGGCATGTAATTGTAACCGTAGTTGAACCGTTGGTAGTGCTTATATCACAACCTGATTGCGCTAATGAAGTATTGAAAGGGGTAACGTCATAATAATCATTACCGTCATATATATATAAAATTTTGTTTGTACCGAAAGCTATGTATCTGTTACCGTCTAAATCAGTCCAGCTGTGAGATGCTCTTGCTGCACCTATTAACTGTTTATCTAAAACTTCAGACCAACCACCAATTTTTTCAGGCATAGAATATCTAAATCTAACAAAATCACCATCTATCCATTGGTTTTCTGCTCCAGAAGCAGAAGATTGTTTGTTAAACCCAGGTCTAAAATTAAGTTTTTGTAGCATAGCCTAAGTAATTATATGTAGTTTTTTTGCGGTTGTCTATAATCCAGAATATGCTAGACAACAATGATGATACAAAAATATGATAATTTTTTAAGCCCTGATACTTGTGGAATGATTTATAACTATATTTTATCTTCTCTTTTTAGAATAGGATGGGAGGATAGTGGTGAGACACAACATAGATCACACCCTAATCTTTTTAGTTCGTATAGTTTTAAAGATGTTCAAAAATTAAAAATTTTACATCCTATTTTAGATAAACTTAAAAACAAAAATATTACAATTGATAATTATGACAAATGCATTGTTAATCTTACAAAACCATTAGATGTTAATTTTTGTCATGTTCATCCAAAACAAATTGTTGCTCTTCATTATTCAAGTTTAACGTGGAATCCAGAATGGGGAGGAGAAACAATTTTTTATGAAAATAATAAAAAAGATATTAAATATTGTAGTCCATACACTCCTAATAGACTAATTATATTTGATGGATCAATACCTCACACAATAAAGGCTCAAAACATATTAGGTCCAGCATATCGATTTACCACAAGTATTTTTTTTAATTGTTGAATTTTTTTAATGTAATATTAATTAAATCATTTTCTTTTATAGATCCTAAATTACCAGAAGGAAAAAAATCAGCTGCAATTACCAGCCTTTTAGTATCACTTAAATTAGGTTGAGTAGAGTGTGTTAACCAACTCGGGAAAATAACGATGGAATTAGTTTTTACAGGAATATTTATAAATCTGCTATTATAAGAATTATAGTTTATTATATCATATTTAAAATTAAATCCTTGTTCTAAAGAAGATCGGTTGCAAGATAAAGTTAAATCTCCACCATTACATTGAACATAATATACTAAACTCAAAACAGAATTGTGATGTTCATGAGCATGATGACTATTTGTAGAATTATTGAGAGTAACCCAACTAGAAGTCATATTGAAACTATTTTTTAATTCTAATAAATTTTTTACAAAATCTTTTACATAAGTAGTTAAATAATTTTTAACTCTTTTCATTTTTTTATTGTTTAATACAAATATATTATTACTTACTTTTACGCTATTTTCAGTCCCATTAAATTTTTGATTTTCTATAAATTTAATTTCCTCTTTGGTTAATGTTAGATTAACTGTCTTATGTAAAATAGGAACTCCGTTAAACTGTAAGGTGTTATTCATTTACTTGGAATGTAGCCACTAAAACTAAACGTGCCCCTTTTTTTGGAAACACTTGATAATGAGGATGTTTATCAAACATAATACCTTTACCTTTTTCTGGATAAGATTTTTCAACTACTTTACCTTTTTTATCTACTAAAACAGTTGCTGATTTTTTATCTAATGTGTCTGTTAAATATATTATAACCTGACTATGATCATGTTCATGATCAGTGTGTATAAAAGATTTATCTTGTCCTAAATTAAATGTAAAATTATAAGCTATTCTAAAAAATGTAACGGCTTTTATACCAGCTTTGTTAAAAAAATTATTTAATATATCAATTGTTTCTCTAGCATGATCAGAATTAAATAGTTGACCTTTTTCTCTATCTTCTTTTCTTTGTAATACTGTATGACAAAAAAATTTATAAGAAGGCACTTTTGCATCGTGAGGATAGTTAGCATCAAATTCTGAAACATAATATGGAAAATTAGCACCTAACAAAACGTTGTTTATAAAGTTTTTATTATCTTCTGATAAAAAATTTTTGTATTCTTTAATTAGTGGCATACTTAACACCTAATAAAAGATTTAATCTTCCATCGTGATGACCATAAGCTTTATGCAAATATCTAGAATCAAAAATTAATAATCTATTTTGTACAAATTTTACATCACCTATCATTTGTTTTTTTGCATTATAAAAATAAGTTCCTGATTTAAGATTAGATTTTGATAAATAAATTAAACCAGTATAAGTAGATATATCTGCATCCCAATGTATCCAATCTTTTTTACCATCTTTTTTATTTCTAATGTGTGCGTACATTTGAATGTCCATATCACCTGGCTCTAAAAAAGATTTTGTTTTTAAAATAAATTGATCGGTTATTTTTTTACTTAAAGATAAATTTACTTTAGGTAGTATTTCTGTTCTTTTACCAGGCCAAGATTGAGAATCTTTAAATTTAAAATTAAATTCTTTAAGCTCATAAAAGCGAAGTTTTTTTATTTCATTAACAACATTTAAAAATTGCATGTCTTCAAAAAACTTATCAACTATTAAAAGCTTCATTAATCTATTTCGCTTAGTTCTTTAACTTTATTTCTAAGCCTAACAACTTGATCTAATAATCTATCAATAACTTTTCTTAACTCGTTTATAACAATTTCTTGTTTTTTAATTGTATCTTTAAATGATGAGTTAAGCATTACCTCACTTTTTTTAATTTGAGATGCAGAATCTAATTCTATTTTTAATTCCTCTACTCTATCATTTAATGCATCTATTTTTTCTCTATCGTTCATGTTTATCCTTATATATAATTTATATTTAAACACAATTTATATTGTGTTTTTTTTGGGTTACTACCTGCGTGCAGTGTGGTTCCGTCGAAACAAACTAATGTATTCTCTTCAACCTTAACCTTTTTGTGAACTTTTTTGCCTCTAAAAAAATAAGTATGAGCATCACAAGTATTTAAATAAAATATCATTATTTTTAAATCAGATGTGTTAGCATCATCATAGTGTGGAGTATTGAATATTTCATTTTTTTGAAAATTATGTGGGAATTGCAAATTTAATTTCATTCGTAAAATTTTTTGAATATCAATATCCTTATAAATATTATCAAGCATAGGACCCACTTGTTGTAACATTGTGGGTGAAAAAACTTTTCCATCCTTTATAAAATTATGAGTTAATTGTGGTGCTTCATAGGAACCTTTAACTTTAAAGTTTTCGTATCCATCAGCTGTAAAATTATTAAAGTACCAAGGAAAAAAAGGATTTGTAAATTCTTTATTTAACACTTCAAGGTCTTTCTTATTCAATACGTTTTTAATTATTTTCATTTCTTCTTTTATTTATTTCTGATTGTAAATATAGAGATTGATCTAAAGTTAGTCCTAGACTTGGTCTAAAATCATATTTAGCTGCATCAGGATTGTTTTCTCCTTCTCTAATGTAATGTAAAAATATTTGTCCACACTCTTTTTCTTTTAATTCGTACCTCCAATGTCTAAATTTATCTCCTTGATAAACTAGCATATCTCCAGGTTTTAAAATAATTTTTAAAGTGTTATGATCTTTATCTTCCATATAAAAAGGCCAGACTGCTCCACCTAAGCATATCGTAGTAGAATATGCACAATTAGGTCTATCTTTGTGTGATCTTAAAAGATCTCCTTTTTGATAAATTCTTCCATATGCATAAGTTTCAATAAGTTTTTGTTTTGTTTCTTTTTCCATTAAAGGCTTTAGTTTTGTTAATAAGGTTTCAAAAGCTGGATCTCCATAAAGACAATAAGTGTTTTTGCTAGGTGTTTGTGTGTCACCAAATACACCGTGTTCTTTATCTAATGGTGAAATAATATGATAATCAAATAAAAGTTTTGATATTTTTCTTTTAAGTTTAAAGTAATTATATAAAAATTCAGCTAGGTCAGGTGAAATAGCTTTTCTAATTATTTTATAATCTTTCATTTTATCTCCAATCAGGTCCTTGAATCCACATAACTAAAGAATATCTAACTCCTTGAGTAACAGGCAAAACTCTATGATACACAAAACTTGGAAATATAACTATTGTCCCTTGGTCATTAAAAGGATTTTTTTCAATTCTTAAATCTTCTGGTCTTTCTTTATGTCTCATATGAAATTCTAAGTCTCCTCCTTTATATTCAGAAGGATCATTTAGAATAATACTAGCAGATATTTTTCTGTTATTCCCTTTGTACTTTTCAATAATTTTTCTATCAACAAAACTATCTTGATGCCAGTCATAAAATTGACCTGGATAATATGTTGTAAATTGACAAGATTCAATTTTATTTATTTCGTAATTCCATTCAAATTCTTTTCTTGCTTGTTCAATATAAGGAGTTATCGCTTTACAAACCCATGGTTCTCTCAACCAAGAAATATTAGAATCTCTTTTACTGTACAATTCTTTCAATTTATCTGGATCGTTTAGATTGGTAGAACTAGTGGAAAAAGTAGTTGCTACATCTCCTTTTGCTCTAAGCCCTGCATTAATAATTCTATCACATACAAGTTTTGGTAAAGCCTTTTGATAAACGGCAAATTGAAATTTTGATATAGACATTTTCTGTGTCCATATTAATATGATAATTGTTTTAAGAAATCAAGGTTATCCGACTTGGAACGTTCCGGTAACACCAAATTTTACAATTATATCTCCTGTAGGACTATCAGTGCTAACCGTGTTTGTACCCGGCGCAACAGTTACGTCACCTGAAGCTATACCCGCTGCCGCTGGTATTCTTACAAAAATGACACCATCACCTCCGTCACCTCCAGGGGGACTTGAATTTGAGCCGGCACCTCCGCCGCCTCCAAGTCCGTCTGTTCCAGCTTGTCCAGGATCTCCTCCCGAACCGCCTCCACCTGCACCTCCAGGTCTAGGTCCTCCTTCAGGTGGATGATCTCCTTTTCCACCACCTCCAGCATAAGTTACTGAAGAACCTGATATAGAATTAGCTGAACCATCACCACCGACACCATTTGGATTGTTGCCACCGGCTTGATTGGCTCCGCCTCCACCGCCTCCAGCTGAACTAGGGCCGTATGGAATACTATTACTACCACCATTATTTCCTTCAGGTGGGCTATACCCTCCTGCATTTCCGCTTCCTCCAGATTGAGGATAAGGTCCCGCTCCACCTCCTGATCCGCCAGGATTTGATGGGCCTCGCCCGCCTCCAGTAGAGTTGATAGTAGTTACAAGTGGTAACGAACTATTTGCACCACTAGATGGTTCTGATCCACCTTGTCCAACTGTTATTGAATAAGATGTTGCTTGATCCATTTCAATTTTTGTTCCTCCAGGAAAAGACGTTCTGTATCCTCCTGCACCGCCGCCTCCGCCTTGGTTCGGGCCACCCGATCCTCCGCCAGCAACGACTAAATAATCTACATTAATTGGTGGTCCTACTCCTCCACCTGCTCCGAAACCTAAAACTCTGTATCCAAACATATTATGTTATAACCTCCCACTGAGATGTTTCTGCGTTCCATTTAAAAATTTCATTGTTCCAATCTGTTGAGTCTTTTAAACCTCTCCAAGTCAATAAATCTTCACTCCATGATATTTGATAAGCTTTATCAACTCCATCTACACTATACGTTGTTACAGAAGGAAAAGCAACAGGTGGTTGCCACTGATAATTAGCATCTAATGTGTAAGAAGGAAAAGGTTTTATAAATATAAACACATCATTAGTTTCATCCCATTGACCACCAATTTCAGCTGGATTTTTTCTATCTATAGCCCAACCTGTATAATCCCCAATTTTTGAAAAAGCTTTATAAATATTTCCTCTTTTCCAAAGACTATTTACATACTCTTCTGCTGCTGTGCTTGTAGGATCTGCTTCAAGTGTTGTATCTCCTATTGGAGTATCACCACCTAAAACAAAGGTCGTCATTACTTCTTTAGTTGTCCAATTTATTTCTGCGAAATAAACTTTTGCCATTCAATACTCCTACGCGTCGTTAGCTGCATCAGTAGTAAAGAATATTTTTACACCTAATAATTTTGCATCAGCTGAAAAAGTATCTGAACCATCATTTGCATCTCTAAAAACTTGAAAATAACTTAATTCTCCAGCTGCAGGTGATCCTGCTACTGTAACTGCTCCGCTTTCTGAACTGATGTGTTGATCCTCAGCTGTTCCGATACCAGCATCTGTCACAGTGACTGCTGTTCCGTATGCAACATCAATTGTATCGTTATCAGCAACCGCAACACCTTGCAGTCCCCAAATAACATTTCCAGTATTTGTGCTAGCAGATGTCCAATATACTTGATAAGTGATAGTGCCTTCATTCCATGATTTAGGCATTGCTACAGAAAATTGTGCAAACTCATCTGTTGATGCATCAAAATTTAAAGTTTTCATATCAGGTCTTGTGGCTGTTGTTTCAGCTTGAGCTGCTTCAGCTCCGTTTGTAGTTGCTGCATACATAGCAGAAGCTGGAATCCACATAGTTTCTTTACCTGCTATTTTAACTGCAGCACTTCCTGATTTTAAAACTCCAGTCCCTTTAGGGTTAATATTAATATCTACGTTTGAGTCATCTCCTGTTGAAGAAAGAGTAGGACCATTTCCTGTTGCTGCATTGGCAACTGTAAACTCGTTGACTGCAGATCCAGTTTCTGAAAATTTTAATAATTCTAATGTACCATCGCCGAGTGCGTTTCCATTTACATCTAACTGACCGCCTAATTGTGGAGTTGTATCATCTACGACTGCACCAATCATAGGTATTTCTTTGATGTCAGGATTTGTTCCGTCGTTAGCTGTGGCAAAAACTATTTTATCGCCTTTATCTGTAGCTGAAAAAGTTACAGACGAACCTGAACCAGAAACATATTTAAATTGTACTGTGTAAGCACCTGAAGTTGAATTTCTTAAAAAATAAAAAGTTTGAACATCTAAAGGAATAGTTACAATTCTATTTCCTGTAATAGATCCTGTGAATTCGATCATTCTGTGGGCAGCTACGTCACCCGTTCCAGAATCTGCAATACTTAGAGTTGTAGTTCCAGCACCTCCTGCGATTGATTGCTGTGAAAAGCCACCAGATATTTGTTCAAAGACTTGTAAATTTACGTTTGTTTTATTACCCCATGTACCAGAGTTTTCACCAGTAGCCTGAAGTTCTATACCTAAAGGTGTGTAAGTTGATGCCATAATTTTTATCCTTTATTAAATACTTTAATTTTATTTCTATTGCACTGCATTGTCAACTAGGCTACTAATTTCCAAGTTGGAGCTGTACCAGAGTCAACTAATTCCCATGCGTTTACTGATATTATACCTGTAGAAGTGGTCGCTGTCACTCCTGTTGGTAAACATAATGCAGAAGCACCAGCCACGGCATTTGCTACAGTAAAGTTTAATTGAATACCTGTAACATTTACTTGTGTATTTGGAGTGGCATCCTCATTGCCTAAAGATAAGGTTAATCCTTGACCTGTTAAAGTTAAATCTGCGTTTGCAGTTACAGATATAGAACCTGTAGTAGAATTTAATTGTTGCCCTGTTAAAGCAACATCTGGAGCAGGATCAAGTTGTCCTAAAGACATTGACATTCCAATGTTTACACTTGCTGAACCCCAAAGTTGATCTCCCCAACCTAAGCTTACACCCCAACCTGGAGTGCTTACTGCATTTAATTCAACGGTTACATTACCCTCCGTATCCTCATTACCTAAACTTGTAGTGGCTGTTACACCAGTTACACTAACGTTTACCCATTCACCTTCTGCACCCCAAACTTCTTCACCCCAAGCATCTCTTCCCCAACCTTGTTCGTTGTAAGCTTCTTCTGTACCTAAACTTGCAGTTAATTGTTGCCCTGTTGGAAAAACCTCAGTTCGATCAGCTACATCTCCTGCTGAAACATTTAATGCATTTAAAGGATTTTCACTTAGAAAAATTTCAGTTGCAGAAGTAACACTTACACTTCCTGTAGTTGAAGCTAACTGTTCTCCTGTTTCAGCAATTTGTTGTCCAATTCTAACAACAGGATTATATGATCCTCCCCACTTTATAAAAGGATCATTCCAAGTATTTTGTCCCCAAGTATTTTCTTCACCAGAACTAACTGATAAATCAAGACCGGTTAAAACTACATCAATAGTTGATTCACCCCAGTTTTCATCACCCCAAGCGTCTCTTCCCCAACCTTTTTCGTTAAATGCATTAAGAGTACCTAATGATGAAGCTAAAGTTACAGCAGTAGGAGATACATCAACTCCATCTTGATTATTCCAAGAATTGAAACCCCATGTTTTTGCTCCCCATGTAGTTTGTGTAATATCAAAAATACCACCCATGCCAATTCCATGGACATAACATAAATAATAAAAATCGGTTTCAGAAGATGGTGTTACTTCAACATATCTTGTTGTTGCAGCATTAAAAGTAGTGGTGTTTGTGTAGTTTGCTTGGTTGCTCGATCCGTCAAGATAATAAGTTACCCCTGACGAAATAATTCCAGACGTATTTGTGTTTGTTGAAAAAATTAATGGGTGATTGTCGTTTGAAGAAGCACTTTGATCAAATCTTAAAGTGCCTCCGTTTACCCAACTTACAGTTCCAGGACCTGTTGAGTTTCTAGAACCATCTAAATAAAAGACGTTGCCTGTGCCTCCGCCATAAAGGTTTCCCGACGCTACGGTAACGGTATAAGTCAGTTCTGCCATAGCATCGGGCTCCTAGATTATGCGATTCTTAATATAGCGGCACTCGATGTAAAGTTTGGAAATTGAATTGTAAAAGTTCCAGAAGTTGCAGTTTTATCAGAGCCAAAATCTAAAACACAAACTGCTTTATTAGCTTCAGTTGAGTTATAGATTAAAGCACCTCTCGCAGTAAGTGTTACTCCTGTGAAAGATAAATCTGCAAAGTCCACAATAGCGACTCCGCTTGCTGCTAATGAAGTTTGTTGTGATGCTAAAGTTCCACCTTTCGCTGCATACGCACCAGAAGCACTTACTTCTCCGCCCGTAATGTAAGCTGTAGTTGCTGCACTTAATGTTGCAGTCGATTTATATAATGCTAATTTAAAAACATCACCACCATTTTCTAAATCGTGAACACCCTCTAAAATTTCTTTTTTAAAACTATTGCAAACTGCTTGTGTAATTGCCATGTTAATATCTCCTTATAAATTTTAATTATTCGGTGAAGGTGAAGGTATTTTTACCCTAGGCACCCCATCCGTGTACTCGTCTCTACGTCTTCTGCCCATTTGCTCCAACGCAAAACTTTGTATAGATACATTATACTTGTCTGAATAGATTTTGTACATATCCATCGGTCCTTTTAAAAACTCGTAAGCTTGTACCATAACTGCATTGAATAATAGATCAGGAGCATTTTTTGAGAGATAAGTCTCTGTATTTGTTGATGATAAAGCATCTGGTGAATATATATAACTTAATTGAACTTTATATTGAGCATTAGGTGCAGGAGCCATAATTATAGTATCTTCTTTCCAATTTGCATAATATTTTGGCACTCCAGTAGCCTCCGTTGAATTAAATTCAAATATAAAACTTGTATCTCTTTTTTCTAGATATTCTTTAGTTGTAGGTGATTGAGTAGAGTCAAAAACTAACACAGACCTAACAATTATTGATGTTCTTGTAGCAGTCGTAGCTGGAGAACTAGGTAATATTAAATAAGGTGAGTTGGTTTGTAAATTTGCAGTCGCATATTCTCTTGTATAATCTGCATCAACTTCTCTAAAAATACGAAGCTCAGCATCTCTAATCATAGATTGTAAAATAGAATCACTTAAAACAGAACTTCCAACCTCTGTGTAATCTCTCACCTTTTGTAATAATTCAGCAAACGTCATGATATACTTATTGTAACACTCCCTGTGGTTGACTGTAACCGTCTTTTGTTATTTTCTTCGTTAGCATCTGTAGATGGTCGCATACCATCAGATGTAAATTGCCCTGGCCAAAAAGCAGGATCAAGATAAACTACAACAGGTGCAGCTCTTTGTGGTCTTGCATTGTAAAGTGCTACAGGATCTGCTCTATGTGGTTTTGGATCTAGTTGAGGATGTTTTTTTTCAAACTCTGATATGTGAACTAATGAACCATTCCATTCTTTTACCATTTCTCTATATGGAAAAGCCTGACCTGATCTATCAGATATTGATTGTGAGTATTTACCCTTTGAATATGCCATAATTATCCTTGTGGGTAATAAACATTAGGAGAAATATAAACAGATGTTCTTTGGCCATCTTCTTCTAATGCTCTTTTTAGTTCATCTTCATATAATAATTTTAATGCTTGTATTCTATCTGGTGCAATTTTTTGTGATAAATAAAAAGCTAATCCAGATACCATGCATGGAAAAAATCTAAAAGGCATATCAGCTGTATTAGTATAAGCACCTACATCTTCGATTCTTGCAAGGTAATAATAAAATATATTAGTCACTGCGCTCGTATCAGGAGCCAAATATAAACTAATAGTTGGTGTTAGTTGTCTATCAACATAATATTGAGAAGGTGTTCCCGCTTGTGTTTTATTAGGAATAGCAATGTATTCAGATCTTGATATTTTGGTTAAAGTTTGTTGATTACCACCTGAGACTGTAACGACAGCTTCAAGCACGTCATTACAATCGCTTGGTGTATTATAAGTAACTTGATTGTTAACTAAGGTTTCTGTTTTTGATTTTACTTTCCAGAGATTAATACCTCTGTTACCCCATTCAGAAAATAACAAATTTAAACTTCTTCTAGCTGATTTAAGGTCGTAACCAGAATTAGTTCTTACACCACATCTTTCGTAAGCTTCTTCAATGACCTCATCAATAGATGGATTAAAACTTGTAGTTCCTGAACTAGCCATTTCATCCTTACGCTAATATTTTTTTCTGTAAATGTAATGGTAGATTTTTTTGTTTACCAACTAATTTACCTGTTTTTGCCATTGTCGGTTTCTTTTTTACTGAGCCACCACCCATGTAATTTTTTTTACTCGACATTCCGCCAGATCTTCTGTTCTGTACTTTCCCCATTAATTTCCCTTCATATTCTTTTGGGTCTATTAATACAGGTTTTCCATCTTTACCTTTTTTAACAAATATATATTTCTTTGCTTTAGACATTACTTTACTCCTTTAAAATTTCCTCCCTTGATAGCGATACCCATACCACCACAAGAGAATGTTTTAACACCAGCTAATTGTTTTCTTCTTTTAATAAAATCAGAAGCACTAGTGTTCTTTTTTTTAGTCATTTCTTTTAATGCTTTCAAATATGCTTTATAGTCTTTTGCTTCTTCCATAAGTCTCCTAGTAATCTATCATACCACCATAATATAATTTAGTAAATGCACCTTTTGATGCAAAAGTCTTAACATTTGTAGGTTTTCCACCAACTCCTTGTGCTTTACTTCTTTTTCTCGCAACAGCAGAACGCCTTTGCGATTCTGTCATCCGGGCGGCTTTTGCAGCAGGGACGCATTTGGGGTATTTTCTTTTTGATCCACTTGCAGATTTTCTTCCACATTCTTTGTATCCTCCTCCTTTTTTAGGTGCTCCTATATCAACCCATTTTTCACTAAACCATTTTTTGAGTCCACCTTTTTTCATGCCACCTGCTGGAACGCAATTAGGAACCATACGATCCCCTTTTTTCTTCATGCCCTTTTGAACATATCCTTCCCAACAAGTGCCTCGTTCACTCATTTTAATAAATCACCATAATAATCGACTGAACTTTTATTTGATAATTTAATATCAGCTGAATCGTGTTTAATAAATTTACCTTGGTATGCTTTGATTGAATCTAATGTTTTTGCTTGTTGTTTATGTAAACCTGATGCTTTGTGTAAAGCTTTAGCTACTTTTTGAATTTTTATTTCTGCGCCTTTGTTTGCTTTTTTAGGTCCCCAATCTTTTCGTTTTGTACCTGATGGGTCTTTTATTTTACCCGCACAAATTTTACTAGCGTATGCGTTAGCATATGCACTGGGATATACTTTAAATTTTCTTTTGGCTGCAGCCTTGCCTCTAGCACATAGTTTTGTCATTGTCTTTTAGCCTTTTTCGGTTGTACAACTTCTTAGATTGTATCACTTTAGGCTTAAACAGTAAATGTCCTAGCGAGAGGATTCTTTTTATTGGATTTTTTGGTGTATATTTTCTTTTTTTCTTTTTTCTTTTCATCTTTGGCACCTCTTAACTTGCCATCAATTTGTTGTGTCATTTGTGATCTACTTATTGTCATACTAAATTTCTCGCACTTCCTGTTATTGGTTTATATTTAGTTTTTCCTTCAAATTTGTAAGCATGCATAAATTGTGCACGTCTACCTTCAGGTATCCAGCTGCAGTGAATCCATCCGCTGTTGGGTTCGCCGGGAGTATAGAACTCGAGGATGAGCTGGTCTGGCTCGAGGTTCTTATAGATCCAATCTGCAAGCTCTGCGTTGTCTGTGCCTATTACTTCGAAGTCGGCGGCCTCTGCTTTTGAGTGCTGGCTGTTAACTGAGCTACCAATGGCATGACACAGCTCAGGGCTACGAAATCCGCTAGTCACCTTTACTCTGCCAAAATGGTCACGCACTGGTTGAAGAATGTTTTCGCATAGTGCTTTTAATTTTTCTATTTGTTCTGCGTTAGGATTGTTATTGATACCCTTCCTAATTGCAGTGTCTGATTTAGTTAATTCTGAAAGTGTAAAATTTCGTGAAAGATTCATAAACCTCCTATTCTATAATTAATTTTTTAATTGATTTTGAGCCATCAATATTATCTTCTAATTCTGCTTTGCCTTTCCAGCATTTGTATGTAACAGATTCAGAAAAGGTTCTCTCTGCTTCACGCTTGCCTCGTAAACAAATCGCCATTGACGGTTGCAAACGTGCCTCCTTAATCTCTCCGTTTACAAACATAAGTAATCCTACTACAGCTTCTATCAATGTGAGCTCCCGTTTGTATATTTCATTTCTCTATTTTGATCTTTTAATTTTTCAATATCAACCAAAACCTTATCCATTTGTTTTCTTAAAAATTCAATGTTTACTTTGTTTAAAGCCATTGACTCGATATGTGCATTTAACTTATCGGTAGTCTTATAAAGATCTTCGATCATCATGAACTGCTCAGAATCAGCGGGCAGTGAACCTAGTTGGCCCCGTGGCCATTTTATTCTAAAGTCTGTATTCTCTGTTAAATCTTTTTCCATCAATTCTAGTCTCGTGCTGTGTTGGTTAAGACGCTCTACCATGTTGAAATAGCCCATGGTGCCAAGAGCAACGATAATTATCAAAGACGCAACCGTCTTCATCGGCATTTGCACAGCTGCTTCTTCAGATATGTTTAATGGTTTTTTACTCATTTATTTTTTTTTCTTTTTTTTACCAAAAATAAATATTTCAATTAAATCTGCTAACTTATCTATTAATCCAAAAAATTTATACATTAATTTATCAAACATATTATTCTTTCTTTTTATGATACATCTCATAAAACATATTGTCACTATCCTCAGTCACCATGTCCGTATCCTCTGCATCCCAATAAGTATTTTGGACTTTATAGTCAGGCCAACTGTTATCAGTAGTATAGCTATTAATGTGCCACAAAAGACGATTATTAGGCTGAGCT